ATGCGGTATTACGAAGAGACAGCACCAGCTTTATTTAAAACTCTTAAAGATAACTATTGGCATCAAGCCAAAGGTACTGAGTATAAACGTAAGTCCATGCAAACGATCATCCAAAAGCATGACGTTCCAGCATGGCGTACATGGACTGTACCTATCAGAGTGAAGGTAGGTGCATGGTTTCTAGATTGCATATGTGAATCTAGTGGTTGGTTTGAAAGAATTACTCGTGGAGCTGTACGCAAATCGGATCAATACATAGAACCAACACCCGCATTTAATGCACAGAAAGAAGAGATAGTCAGACTAGCTGAATTGTTCAGCCCTATGTCGTGGCCGATGTTAGTCGAGCCAAGAGATTGGAGTCCTGTACATGAGGGTGGTTACTATCTAAATGAACTAACTCAGTGCCATGAAATGGTACGTAGAGGGGTACCCCTACCTATACAGGGGGAAACAATCTACAAGTTTCTTAACTCAATACAAAAGGTACAGTACAGACTAAACAGTTTTACTGTTGGAGTAGCAGAAGAGTTAGAAGAGAGACAGATAGAGATAGGAAAGTTTCGTCCAGTATTACATCATCCTGAACCAACTAAACCACCTGAAGATGCGAGTAAGGAAGTTTGGAAGGATTGGAAAAAGAGAGCAGCGACAGCTAAGAACAAGAACGCCAATGAGTGGCGAGCTAGTTGTCGTACTCGTATGACGATGAATGTAGTGAGAGAGTTTAAGGGTAAAGATTATTGGATTCCTTGGTCGTTTGATTACAGGGGTCGAGCCTACCCTATACCTAGTTTCTTAACACCACAAGATACCGACTTTGGGAAATCATTGATAAGGTTTTCTAATGAGTCAGTTATTACTGAAGATGGTAAGAAATGGCTGGCTTTTCAAGTAGCCACTACATATGGATTAGATAAAGCTACGTTGTCGGAAAGATTAACGTGGCCGACTAAGCCAGAGAATATCGCACTAATCTCACGTGTCGCAACGGATCCGATAAACAATATCGGGGACTGGGAAAATGCTGATGAACCTTGGCAGTTTCTTGCTGCATGTGAGGAATACTACGCTGTTGTCTTAACTCAAACGAGGACGACGACAGGATTACCCGTGGCAACTGATGCAACCTGTTCTGGATTACAGATTTTAGCAGGTCTCGCTAGGGATAAGTCCACTGCCTCACTTGTAAACGTTATACCGAGTGATAAACCTCAAGACGCATATCAAGTTATAGCTGATCGAAGCCGACCTCAGATACCTGAGAGGCTACGTCCTTACTGGGATAGAAAAAAAACCAAAAGGTGCGTGATGACTATACCCTACAATGCTAAACCCTTTAGCAATAGGCAGTATATTCGTGAAGCATTTAAAGATATTGATATTGATATTGAGAAAGAAGAACTAACACAAGTAGTTCAAGCAGTCCGTTCAGCCATGGAAGAGGTTGTTCCGGGACCGATGAAAGTTATGCGCTGGATAGAACAAGAAGTTAGTAGAGCTATAAAAACTGGAGCTACTGAATTGATGTGGGTAACACCTTCAGGTTTTCGTGTAACACAAAGACTTATGAAGATGGATACCAAAATCATAGAGCTAATGCTCTTAGGTAGATGTCGGATCAAACTAGCTGATGGCGAGAAAGGTGTAGACCTACGTCATCACAAGAACGCTACGGCTCCTAACTTAATTCATTCCCTTGACGCATCACTGCTACACATATCAGCTACACAATTCGATGCACCTATCAGTTTGATACATGACTCGGTATTGTGCAGAGCTACTGATATGACTATGTTATCCACCTTAGTTAGAGATACATACATGCACCTATTTGCGGAGCATGACTTCCTTACCGACTTTGCCCAAGCAATTGGAGCTGAGTCTGAACCACCGATCATCGGAGATCTGCAACCGGAATCCGTGATTGAATCCACTTATTTTTTTTGTTAATGGCAAGAAACATTCACATTACTAAAGATCCTGTAACCCTTGAAGGTTATCAGGCTGTACTTAAGCCAAGTAAATTTGGCTATTCATTAAAGGCTGTTGTCGGTGATGAATTAGTTCAAGAACTTGAAACAGAAAGAGCTGACTGTCTTAAATGGGCAGAGTCAAAGCTAAAGAATCCAAAGAGATCTACACTACGTCCAGAACCATGGGAAGAAGTTAGTAAAGGAAAGTACCTTATAAAGTTTTCATGGGCAGAAGATAAACGTCCACCAGTTGTAGATACTGAAGGGACACCAATAGTAAATGTAGACACACCAGTATATGAAGGGTCAAAGGTTAAGATTGGCTTTACTCAAAAGCCTTATATACTTCGTGATGGCGTTACCTATGGTACTTCTCTTAAGTTATCGGGCGTACAAATTGTGTCTATCCAATCCGGAGCTGGCGTTGATACAGGGGATTTGGATGAAGATGGTGTAGCTGAGTTGTTTGGTACAACCAACGGCTTCAAAGCTGACGATCCAAATGTCACTCCTGACCTTGCACCTAGTTCAGTTGAAGATGACTTCTAATGGCATTTCGCAGCAAACTAGAAGAAAAAGTTGCTGATTTGCTAGTTGAGTTAGGGGTTAGTTATGACTACGAATGTCATACATTCCCCTACATTATTCAACACTTATATAAACCTGATTTCGTATTAGCTAATAACGTAGTGTTGGAATGTAAAGGTTATTGGGATCCAGTAGATAGACGCAAAATTAGACAAGTAATTAAAGAGAATCCTGATTTAGATTTGCGAATGGTTTTTCAAAATCCATATAACAAAATTAGTAAAAGATCAAAGACTACATACGCACAATGGTGCGATAGATATGGAATTAAATGGTGTGCATATCACTTAATACCAGTTGATTGGCTCACATGACAGATAGCGAATTTATAAGGCATGAACCGTGCCTAACTTGTGGCTCGTCCGACGCCAATGGGGTGTACACGGACGGGCACTCTTATTGTTTTAGTTGCCAAACCTACATACATGGTAATGGCGCACAACACACTCATCAAATGCAGACAAATGTTAACTTCAAAGGATCAGCCCAAAGGCTGCAAAAACGACGAATTAGCGAGAAGGTATGCCAATTTTACAAAATCTACAGAGACGAGGCATACTTACGCTTCCCTTATTTCGACAGCTCTGGACGCCTTAAAGGATTCAAAGTAAAAAGTAAGGACAAAAACTTTAAATATGAAGGAGAAACTACAGATACTCTTTTTGGTCAGCATCTATTTCCTACTAGCGGTAGACGTATTGTTATCACCGAGGGAGAATTAGATGCTGCTTCGTGCTATGAGGCGATGGAAAACTGGCCGATGGTTTCGTTACCACATGGGGCAGCGTCAGCCAAAAAAGACATTCAAAAACAAATACCTTTTTTACAAGGCTATCAGGAGATCATCCTATTCTTCGACAAGGACGAAGCTGGGACTAGGGCTACCGAACAAGTTGCAACCATACTTCCCCAAGGTACGGTTAAGATCGCGCACTTATCGGAACCTTACAAAGATGCCAGCGATGCTTTACAGGCTGGCGACGCGGATGCTATCCGTAGGGCGATCTGGGATGCTAAACCTTATCAACCTGACGGCATCGTGGATGGAAAATCACTTCTTGAAGTAGTTACAACACCTTCACCACCATGCGATCACAAATATAAATTAACTGGTCTTCAAGAAAAGACACACGGTATTCGCTACGGCGAGTTAACCACTATTACTGCTGGAACTGGGCAAGGTAAAAGTACCTTTTGCCGACAATTAGCTACAGAACTATTAGAGTCTGGAGAACGAGTTGGATATATAGCTTTAGAGGAATCTAACAGGCGAACAGCTCTTGGTCTTATGTCAGTTGCAGTAGGAGAAGCACTCCATTTAGGAGAGCATGAGCATCACGTACTACAAAACGCCTATGACTCCACAATCGCAAATTGGAATCTTTATCTTTACGATCATTTTGGCAGTTTATCTCCAGACGTTATCTACTCCAGAATCGAGTACATGGCACTGGGATTGGACATCAGAATTATCTTCCTCGACCATTTATCAATATTATTATCCGGATTAGATGGCGATGAAAGACGCATGATTGACACAACGATGACCAAACTTAGGTCATTAGTTGAACGAACTGGTATCAGTTTATTTTTGGTATCTCACCTTAGAAGAACACAGACAGATAAAGATCACACGGACGGAGCTAGAGTTTCACTAGGACAGTTACGTGGTAGCCAAGCAATATCTCAGTTATCAGACACAGTTCTTGCACTTGAGCGCGATCAGCAAAGTGAAGACGATGTAAGTGTTTTACGAGTACTTAAAAATAGATACTCAGGAGAAACAGGGATAGCTGCACAACTTAAATACGATAAATCTACCTGTAAATTTAATGAAACTGAGGACCCAATTTTCAGTCCCAACACAGACTTCTGAGTTGGAAAGACTAAACAAACCTAATCCACCTAGTAAAAAAGCAGTTAAAAAAGCAAAGTTTAAAGACAAAACCTATAGAGGTAAAAACAATGCTGGTGTTTGACTGTGAAACTAATGGATTATTAAATGACGTTTCTGAAATACATTGCATTGCCATCTACGACACGGAGAAAGAAGAGTCGTACGTATTTAACAATATGCCTAACAACTCCTATTCGGTCATCGAGGGTTTGCATTGGCTCTCCTCTGCTGATGTCATTGTTGGTCATAACGTTATTAATTACGATTTGGCTGTTTTTCGGAAAATATATCCTTGGTTTGAGTCTAGTGCTGATGTTATTGACACTCTTATCTTATCTCGCTTATATCATCCAAACATGATGGAGATAGATAAAAGAAGAGCATGGCCGAGGATGCCTTTGCAACTATACGGACGCCATAGCTTAGAAGCTTATGGTTACAGATTAGGAGAGTACAAAGGTGAATTTGGTAAAACTACTGATTGGTCAGAGTGGAGCCAAGAAATGCAAGATTATTGCGAACAAGACGTAAAAGTTACTACTAAATTATGCGAGCACTTCCGCCCCTTGATGACTCGTGTAGGTTAGAACACCGAGTCGCACAAATACTAACAGAACAAGAAATACATGGATGGTACTTTGATGAACCAAAAGCTCAGCAACTTGAGTCACATCTCAGAAGAGAGATGGAAGACGTTACTCAAATACTTCGAGGACAATTCCCTTACGTTGGAGGAAAGATGTTCGTTGCTAAACGAAATAACAAGTCCCAAGGGTACATCGAAGGAGCCGAATCACAAAGATTAATAGAATTTAACCCCACATCACGAGACCACATAGCATGGATCCTGACGAATCGTCTAAACATTACATTGACCCAGACTACAACGACTGGGAAACCAATTATAGACGAGATTATATTGAAGGAGATAGATCATCCCTTCTGCAAATTATGTGCGAAAGCTTTGGATCTGAAGAAGAAGCTAGGAATGATCTCGCAAGGCGTGAACGCATGGCTCAAGCTATGTACGACGTCTAGTCGAATACATCATCACTGTTCAGTTTCTACTAACACATTTAGATGTGCTCATAGGAAACCAAACCTAGCTCAAGTACCAGCAGAAACACAATTTAGAGAACTATTTAAAGCAAGTCCCGGAAACATAATGGTAGGTGCTGACCTATCAGGTATTGAGTTAAGAATGTTAGCTCATTATTTAGGGCGATATGACGGAGGTCGATATGCCGACATATTACTGAACGATGATATACATCAAGTTAACGCAGATAAAATAGGTATCTCAAGGAGGCAGGTAAAGACTGTAACTTACGCATTTCTTTACGGTGCCGGAAACTTAAAATTAGGATTATCGTATGATAACTCTTTACAACCCAAGGAAGCCAGTAAAAAGGGACAAGAGATTAGAAAGGCTTACGTTGCTGCAATCGACGGACTCTCCGACTTATTGGACGCGGTTTCAAATAAGGCTACTAATGGGTGGCTGTTGGCAATTGACGGACGACGAGTCTTGGTCGATAGCACGCACAAAGCCCTAAACTATCTTCTTCAATGCTCGGCTGGAATAATCGCAAAGCGTTGGATGGTTATAGCAGATGAAGCTATACAACACAATCTCCACACTCATCAATTAGCGTTCGTACATGATGAACTTCAATACGAAACAAAACCTCAAAATGAAGAAATATTAATGGGAGTTTTGGAAAATGCAGCAAGACTAGCTGGAGAATATTACAACTTAAGATGCCCAATAGCAGCAGAAGCTAAATCTGGTAATACATGGGCAGATGTTCACTAATACATGAAATTATTAATAGATGCCGATTACATAGTATATAAATGCTGTGCATCGACAGAAACCGAATTAGATTTTGGGGAAGACGTTATAGTAGTTACTTCCAACTTTAAAGAAGCTTATAACTGCGTAAAACGTGAATTAAAAAAAATACAAGATGAGTTCGGCAGTTTTGACGAAATTGTATTATTTTTTACAAGCCCTCAAAATTTTAGGAAAAAAATTCTGCCCGAATATAAAGGGCATCGACAACGAAAAAAGCCCTGTGGCTTTAAAAGGGTCATAAATAAACTTAAAGAGGAATACAAAGTACTTGTTAGAGATACTTTGGAAGCCGATGATCTTCTTGGTATTTATGCAACAAAATACCCGGGAAATATTATTGTCTCTCCAGACAAGGACATGAGACAGATTCCCGGTGATTTATATGACTTTAAAGAAAGAGTATACATAACCAAAGAGGAAGGTGCTAAGTGGCATCTAATACAAACACTAGCAGGAGATAACACTGACGGTTACTCAGGAGTGCCGGGTATTGGAGTTAAACGTGCTGAAAATATCTTTAAAGAAAAAGGATACAGTTGGAAAACTGTCGTCGAAGTTTTTGAAGAAAAAGATATGAGTGAAGCAGATGCTTTAGTCAATGCACGACTAGCAAGGATATTAACTACCGAGGATTATGACCACGAAACAAAACTACCAATTTTATGGACCCCCGCCCCCGATTACGAAATTGTTGATAGAACAGGATCTGAAACTGAGGCAGTTAGAGATCTTGTTAAATAAACCTGAGACTAAAAAAGAGGACATAATAATAGTCCTCTTAGCTCTCCAAAAACAAACTTTTGTTTTATCAAATTGTATTAAAAACCTTATAGAGAAATGGCCGAAACCACCAACGACCACGGACCGTCGTACTACAAAAGAGGATCAATTGATGTTTGGGATTTTATCAGAGACCAAGGACTCGGATTTCACCTCGGAAACGTAGTCAAATACACATGCAGAGCAGGATATAAAGATAACCACATAGAAGATTTAAAAAAAGCAGTCCACTACTTACAAAATGAAATCGAATACAGAACCAAACATCATAGCTAGGACTGGTCGAGTCCAGAGCTGGATTGATAATCCAAATTCACGTCTACCCGTATCATGCACAGTCTTCGTAGTTGAAGATTCAATGGAGGGACCTAATGGAATCGAAGCAAGCTGGCGTTTTGTTAGCCATGCTCTACGCTTTGGAGCAGGAGTCGCAGTCCACCTGTCGAAACTTCGACCCGCAGGAACAGAAACAAATAAGGGACCTGATACTCTCGTTGCGTCAGGACCAACATCATTCGCAAAAATCTACTCAACACTAAATGAAATTCTTAGAAGGGGGGGCACATACCGTAATGGTGCGTGTGTTCTTCATCTTGATATTACACATCCCGATATTCTTACTTTTGTCAATGCTCGGAGGGAAGAACTCCCATGGGTCAAAAGATGCGTCGACTTGGCATCAGGAGACTGGGCTAATTCAACGCCTGAAGTTAAGACAGCAATACTTAAAGGAATTGCAAGAGGGGACATTTGGCTCAACAAAATAAAGTACTTTAATGGAGAAAGAATTTACGGCAACGTTTGCTTAGAGGTATTTTTACCTAGCCGTGGCACTTGTCTCTTGCAGCATTTAAACCTTGGAGCTTGTCGTATTGGAGACATTCGTAAAGGGTTCCGTGAAGGTATGACTGAACTATGTAATCTTCATAGTAAGACAGGTGTTGGAGAGACTGGAGAGTATCTTTCCCCAACTGAAGATAGACAAGTTGGGTTTGGACTGCTTGGTTTAGCCAACTTCCTAGCTAACAACAACATTACATATGCCGAGTTTGGTAAGGCTCTCAAAGCAGTTAATGCTGGAGAACCATACGAAGGATACGCAGGGTTAGCTGCGCGTGAACTGTTACTCGGCATACAAGAAGCAGCTAACATCGCAGGAATAAACAATATGGTAAGAGCGTTCGCTATAGCTCCAACTGCCAGTTGTTCGTACAGAAGTAGAGATATAAAAGGCTTCACTTCTACACCAGAAATTGCTCCACCTATTTCAAAAACAGTGGATAGAGATTCAGGTGAGTTTGGAATAGAAAGAGTTGAATATGGCGACGTTGAGATCGCATCCGAAGTTGGATGGGAGAGTTATAAGTTAGTAGCAGATCAGATAATGATTATGCTTGAACGAACCGGATTGCTTCATGGCTATAGCTTCAACAGTTGGAGTGACATGGTGATTTACGATGAGGCATTTATCGAAGAGTGGTTAGAATCACCACAAACTTCGCTCTACTACAGTCTTCAAGTAATGAGCGACGTTCAAGATAAGACGGACGCATACGCAGCCTTAGATGAAACAGAGGTTGATAATTATTTAGGAGAAATATTTAGTAGGGAACCTGATCCTGATTTTGTTCCGGATCCAGCTATGAAAATACAATGCGATTGTGAACAATGACCCCCTACGACAAATTATTAAATAGAAAACGAACTTGGACCCCCGTCCAACCTACTAAAGGAAAGGTAAAAGAAGGTGCTGAAGAAACCATCAAACGTGCTCTCGCAATACGTCATTTGGAGCTACCAGTTGGAGAATTTATTGCACAAGGTTTGGAGAAAGAAGTCCCGCAGTCAGCGAGGACACTTCTTGAGTCGAACGTTAAAGACGAGATCAAACATGATAGGGCTTTGGGCTTCATTGTTGAATCCCATGGCTCTGATCCAACTGCTGAAAACGAAGGAAAATTATTAAGAGATGCTTGGATACGACACCCCGACCACACCATTACCAAAGCCTTGGTTGCAGAACGAGCTATATTCTTTGTTCTATTACCTTTGTTTAGGTTTACTGGTGATGCTGCTCTCAGAACAGTATCGGCTGATATTTCCAGAGATGAACAAATCCACGTTGCAACGAATAGCCTTGTTTGTGCTGAGTTGGGTCTTCGTCCTAGCAGTAGCTTGGATAAGCTTAGGAAGGCAACTATTGCTTGGGTGATGCAACCTCTTACGGAGAATAAAACCGATAAATATTTGGACAAAAAATTTTGGCTGGATGCGAGTGATCGGTTGATGTATGAAGGGAAAGCACCACAGCTTTCTGCTACTAAGTCAGCTCGTATGCCAGCATTCTTTGAACATGACAACAGAAATCTCCCTAGCTACGCTTAAGTTACACAACGACAGACTAGATAAGCTGATAACAAGGCTAGAGGAAAACTTTGGATGGAAACCTATTCATCCTAAAGAAGATGTACAGACAATCATGTACCGTGCTGGACAAGCCAGCGTTATTGAATATATAAAATCCATTATGGAGGAAGAAATCTAATGTGCTTCGGAGGAGGAGGGGGATCAACCCCCACACCAACACCATTACCACCGCCACCACCACCCCCTGCGCCACCTGCGCCAGTATTACCAACACCTGAACCAGTTGTTAAGCCAGTTAATCCACAGATTAAAAGGCAGAAATCCAAGAAAACTAAAAGTGCTTTTGGAAAAGGTACAGGTTCATTAAAAATACCTTTAAATGTTGGTGCAAATTTAAACATTCCAACAGGTGGAGAACAAGTTAATAAACCATGAACGCACGTGAGAGATACACCCAGCTTTCTACTTCCCGTCGTCAGTTCCTAGACAAAGCAGTAGAATGCAGTGAACTCACGTTGCCTTACCTAATACAAGACGACACATCGTCTAAACCAACCCACGAATCCTTGAGAGTACCTTGGCAAAGTGTCGGTGCGAAGTGTGTAGTGACTCTTGCAGCAAAACTAATGCTTGCAACCCTACCTCCACAGACAACTTTCTTCAAGTTACAGATGAGAGAAGATAAGTTAGGTGAAGAATTTACTCCAGAAGTAAGAAGTGAACTTGACTTATCTTTTTCTAAGATGGAAAGGATGATTATGGATTACATCGCAGCTTCTAATGACAGAGTTGTTATACACCAAGCACTTAAACATTTAATTGTTGGTGGCAATGCTCTTATATTTATGAGTAAAGATGGTCTAAAAAACTTCCCACTCTCAAGGTATGTCGTTAACCGAGATGGTAACGGTAACGTTTTAGAGATAGTCACAAAGGAACTAATAAGTAGAAAAGTAATGGAGTTTGAGATTCCAGATCCAGTACCTAATACTGGAATTGATGAATCAAAATCCAAAGAGAAAGATGATGTCGAAGTTTATACTTATGTCAAATTGATTGATGGTCAATGGGTTTGGCATCAAGAAGCTTTCGATAAAATATTACCTAAGAGTAGAAGTACTGCACCTAAAAATGCTAGTCCTTGGTTGCCGTTAAGGTTTAATACCGTTGATGGAGAAGACTATGGACGTGGCAGAGTAGAAGAGTTTCTTGGTGATCTTAAAACCTTAGAAGGTTTATCCCAAGCTCTTGTAGAAGGTAGTGCTGCTGCTGCAAAAGTTATATTTTTAGTGTCACCTTCATCTACAACTAAACCATCTACAATTGCAAACGCTGGTAATGGAGCAATTGTGCAAGGACGTGCTGAAGATGTACAGGTAGTACAGGTTGGTAAAACTGCTGACTTTGCTACTGCTGCAAACATGGCACAAGCAATTGAAAAAAGATTGTTAGAAGCATTCCTAGTTATGAATGTAAGACAAGCTGAAAGAGTTACTGCTGAAGAGGTACGCCTCACTCAACTCGAATTAGAACAACAGCTTGGCGGAATATTTTCATTACTTACAGTTGAGTTTTTAATACCTTACCTAAACAGAACATTGTTAGTACTACAGCGTAGTCGTCAGATACCTAAGTTACCTAAAGATATAGTTAGACCAACTATTGTTGCTGGTATAAATGCTTTAGGACGTGGACAAGACCGCGAAAGTTTAACGCAGTTCGTAGGTACGATTGCACAGACGTTAGGACCTGAAGCATTAATTAATTACATTAATCCTTTAGAAGCTATCAAACGTCTTGCTGCTGCACAAGGTATTGATGTATTGAATCTAGTTAAAACTGAAGAGCAAATACAACAAGAAAGACAACAAGCACAACAGCAAGCTGTACAACAATCTTTAGTTGATCAAGCTGGACAGATGGCTACAGCACCTTTAGCTGACCCATCAAAGAATCCACAACTATTACCACAAGAAGAACCACCTACAGAACAAGATGGCTGAAACATTATCAATAGATACTACACCTGATTCTGAAGTATTAACTGCTGAAGAACAGGACTCTTTAGAAGTTGGGCAAAAACTAAATGCCGAACATGAAGGGAAACTTGCAGGAAAATTTGATAGCCCTAAAGATTTAGAAAACGCATATTTAGAACTGCAAAAAAAATTAGGAAACAAAGAAGATGGGATACAAGAAGAAGGGCAAAAAACCCAAGAAGTAAAAGCTGATGATAATCAGTACTTAGAAGATGGCTCTATAAACTATGAAACAGTCAGTGAAGTTTATGGTGCTGAAGTAAGCAACATCTTCCAAAACAAAGGAATAGATCCATGGGAAATAAATAAACATTTTCATGAAAATGAAGGAACCATATCTGATGATATGTACCAACAGCTTGAAGGTGCTGGCTTCTCTAAACAATTAGTCGATGCTTATTTATCAGGACGTGCAGTTGATGCTGGATACAGTAATGCTGCACCCGAAGCGGATCTAACCGACAGTCAGGTCACTCAAATTCAAAACAGTGTTGGCGGTGAGTCAGAGTATAAAAACATAGTTACATGGGCTGGACAAAACTTAAGTAAACCAGAGATTGATGCTTTTGATAGCTTAATTAATTCAGGAAATGTAGCTCAAATTAAACTAGCTGTAGCAGGAATGAAAGCACAGTATCAAAATGCCAACGGATATGAAGGCAGGATGTTACAAGGTAAGTCAGCAAGAACGGCAGATGAAGTATTTAGAAGCCAAGCTGAACTTATAAATGCGATGAATGATCCACGCTACGAAACAGACGAAGCCTACAGAGACGATGTAATGAGAAAGTTAGATCGCTCAGATTTGAAATTTAGAAAATGACTAACGACAAACTACTAAACATTTACCCAAACGAAACACCCCCAAGACTTATGTCACATAACGAAAATTGCGAACACGATCATTCACATGACCAATGGCACATTGCTGAAGAAACAAATGGCAGACTTGCAATGATTGGAATCATCGCTGCGTTAGGCGCATACCTAACAACAGGACAACTTATACCCGGAATTTTATAGATGGCTGCAATCTCACTAACAAGAGAAAGCACAAGTAATTGGCAGAGATTTTGTGAGTGGGTCACAAGTACACAGAACCGTCTCTATGTGGGATGGTTCGGTGTCCTTATGATACCTTGCTTACTAGCTGCAACTACATGTTTTATACTCGCCTTCATCGCTGCTCCTCCAGTGGACATCGACGGCATACGTGAGCCAGTTTCAGGCTCGTTGTTGTACGGAAACAACATAATATCAGGAGCAGTCGTCCCCTCCTCTAACGCAATCGGACTACATTTTTACCCGATCTGGGAAGCTGGCACACTGGACGAGTGGCTATATAACGGTGGACCATATCAACTTATTATCTTCCACTTCTTAATAGGAGTAGCAGCATATGCAGGAAGACAATGGGAATTATCTTATCGACTAGGTATGAGACCTTGGATCTTTGTTGCGTACACAGCTCCATTGTCAGCAGCTTTAGCGGTTTTTCTCGTATACCCTTTCGGACAAGGGAGTTTTAGTGATGGTATGCCTCTTGGTATTTCTGGTACTTTTAACTTCATGT